GACAAAGTGTCTGATATAACTTCAGATGCTCCTATCGCAACCGAAGCGGTAGAAGCTGCAAAGTCTGAGCCTGTGGCAGTAGTAGCAGCGCAGTCAGTTGCTTACACAAAGCCACGCTCACCAATTATCAACAAAGCAACATACCTAGAGCATTCAGTTCGTGCTGCACTAGGAAACGATGAGAGCCGTCAGTATGTAATGGCTGCTGATACAACCAGCAACAACTCTGGCTTAATTCCAACACCACAATCAGCAGAAGTTATCAATGGTATTTCAAATGCAGATCGTGGATCAATTGATGCAATTTCTCGTGGCGTATTGCCAGCATCAGGTATGACTTTTGAGATTCCAAAGATCACAACTGCTCCAACAGTTGCTGAGGAAGCAGAAGCAGCAACAATTGATTCAACCGACATGGCATCATCTTTTGTAACAGTAAATGTTAAGAAATTTGCCGGCGGACAAACATTTTCAGTTGAGTTACTAGATCGTTCATCACCAGCATTCTTTGATGAGTTAGTTCGTCAAATGGAATTCGCTTATGCAAAAGAAACAGATAAGTTTGTTGCTAATGGCATCATCTCATCTGGCTTAATTGCTACAACAGCACAGGACAACACAGCAGCAGGATTACTTGCTTATGCTGCACAAGCTGCTCAATTGGTTTATTCAAACTCATTGGGATTTGCTCGTAACATCGTGGTATCTCCAGAACAATGGGGTAACATCATGGGTTACAACGATTCCGGTCGCCCAATTTACAATGCTTCAAATCCACAAAACGCAGGTGGAGCAGTAGGTCCACAATCACTTCGTGGAAATGTTGCTGGACTTGATCTTTATGTATCTCGTTCACTATCAGCATTAACATACACAACTGGCGATGGATCAATGTTTGTAATCAACCCAGAGTCATACACATGGTATGAGAGCCCACGCTTACAACTTCGTTCAGACATCACAGCAACTGGTCAAGTATCTGTTGCTTACTATGGTTATGGCGCACTTGCAACAAAGATCGCCAACGGATCAGTTCACTTTAACAAGAACTAATCAATTTAACTGAGTGCCTATGGTTGCTCCCGATCATAGGCATCCTTTAATGGGAGTAAGGAGATGACATGCCAAGTATAATTACAGCCACCGAGTTGCGATCTGTGCTTGGTGTGTCATCATCCTTGTATAACGATGCTTACTTAAATCAAATTATTGATACAGCAGAAACAGTTATTCTGCCAATGCTAGTTACATTCAAAAGCCCAGTTCAAAAAGTGTCGCTGACTGATAATGTCGCCACTTTTACTACACTAGGAATTCATGAATTTACCGAAGGACAATCAGTTGTCGTTACAGGATGCGGAACACCTTACAATGGAACAAGAACAATACTTGCAGACAATCTTGGCGAGTATACCTTCTCAGCTGCAATCACAAATGCCGACATCAATGAAGCAAATGTTATTCCAAGTGGAGTTGCCACTTTATCTGGAGCATCAACTTATGTTGGAAACGCAGCTGTTCAGTCAGCTGTCTACACAGTTTCAGTAGAGGTTTTTCAAGCAAGACTTGCAGGTGGTGGACAGATCGAAGGCGTTGATTTTACTAGCACACCATTTAGAATGGGTCGATCATTATTCAATAAATGCGTTGGTTTACTTGGTTCATATATGGATACCGAAAGCATGGCTCAATAAATGCCACCATCCACAATTCTTTCATCCGTTAGACAACCACTTGCAACTGCTTTAGCAGGTGTGGCTGGAAATGTTTACAGTTTTGTTCCTGAGTCCGTAATTCCGCCAGCAGTTGTTTTAGTTCCATCATCACCATATCTTGAAATTGAAACTATTGGCAAGTCATCTGTTAGATGCCGAGTCAATATGACAATCACAGCTGCGGTTGCATATAACAGCAATCCAGCATCACTCGATAATATCGAGCAATTAATCATGAGTATTCTGGCAATCATTCCTGCGGGATATATTGTCGGATCGGTCGATAGACCAACAGTTACACAAGTTGGAGCATCAACTTTGTTGATCTCTGATATTAATGTTTCAACCTATTACCAACAAACAACATAAGGAGCGAAAATGCCTACCACCGTTATAACAGGTCGGGATGTTACCTTCACAATCGGCGGTAACAATTTCGATGCACAAGCTACAACTGCAACTCTTACTGGCGAAATGGATCGTCAGACCTATCAGACACTAGACGGAAAAGTCTTTAAAGTAACTGATAACAACTTTACATTTGATGTTGAAATGTTAGCCGACTGGGGCGCAACCGGATCTCTTTGTGAGATTCTATGGGGCGTTTCTGAGTCTGCTCCAGATACAGGCATCAACACAGTATTCACAGCCACTTCAGGCGCAGTATTTACTTTCCAAGTATTGCCATCATGGCCATCAGCTGGTGGAACTGCACCAGATGCACAAACAGTATCTCTATCATTCCAAGTTATTGGAGTGCCAGCAGAGAACTTCGCTTAACAAATAAAACGGGAGCAAACAAATGAAACTAGCAATTACAATTACATATAACTCAGGCGAGGAAGCAACTTACACAGCCCAACCGCCTGAGTGGGCTAAGTGGGAGCAAAAGACAGGAAATATCATTAGCCAAGCATCTGAAAAGATCGGTGTTAATGATTTGATGTTTTTGGCTTATCACGCACATAAGCGAGAAGCAGCTGGTAAGGCTGTGAAACCTTATGAAGCATGGATGGAAACTGTCGCCGATATTCAAGTCGGTGATGTGAACCCAAAAGCCATCCAGTAGGAAGCCTTAGTCGGTTATTGGTTCAGTTGTCAATAGCAACTCAAATTCCAATGAGCGAATGGGTAGATGGATCGGATGTTTTAACAGCGTTAGAGATATTGGAGGATAGACACAAATGACAGTTCCTTCAATAGTCTATGATCGCAGAGAATTAGCATCTTTTGCTAAAGTAATTCGAAGTATGGGTCAAATTGCTAAAGATGAAACTGCTAAACGCGTTGGTGCTATTGCTCAAAAAGAATTAGATGAGATTCGTAGAATTGCTTCATCAAGAGGTAAGGTTGCAGATCGTATTGCTCAGGGTGGAAAAGTAGTTAAGACTTCAGTATTGGGTGAAATTAAATTTGGTTTTGCTAGTCAAAGATTTTCAGGTGGCGCAACAACTCAATTTAACACTAGGAATGATCCTAAGGGTCAGCGAAAAGGTATTGGCGCAGCAGCTGAGTTTGGATCTAAGAATTATCCGCAATTCCCAAGATGGAGTGGACCAATGCCTAAAGGCCCGGGATCACGCGGTTGGTTTATTTATCCTACAATTAGACAATTGCAACCAACAATTATTAAAGAATTTGAGGATGTTATACTTGAGATCAAAAAGGAATTCGTAAATGGCAAGTAATAGCAGAACCTTAACTCTTGCATTAGCAGCCGATATTGATGGCTTACGCGATGGTTTAAAACAAGCTGAAAAGGCTGTTGATAAATCCAAAGATCAAATTATAGATTTTGGCAAAAAGGCGGCATTGGCGTTTGCAGCTGTTGGAGCAGCAGCTACCGCATTTGCAGTATCAGCAGTAAAGGCAGCAGCTGAGGATGAAAAGAGTCGCAAGAATTTAGAGCAAGTTATTAGATCAAGCACTAAAGCCACCGAAGATCAAATTTCAGCAATTGATAAATACATAACTAAACAATCTATTGCAACAGCTACAACCGATGATGTTTTAAGACCTGCATTCTCAAGACTTATCAGATCTACTCAAGATGTAACTAAGGCTCAAGATTTATTGACTTTGGCTCAAGAGATCAGTATAGCCACAGGCAAACCCCTAGAGAGCGTCACAAACGCCTTAGGAAGGGCTTATGACGGGTCAAATACCGCTTTAGGTAAGTTAGGTCTAGGAATTGATGCAGCCACCCTTAGAACCCAATCTTTTGAGGAAACCACTAATCAACTGCGGGCAACCTATCAAGGGTTTATCGATAATGAAGCTACCAATGCTGAGTTTAAGTTTAGACAATTAACAATCGCTGTCGATGAAACTAAAGAGCAAATTGGAACTGCATTATTGCCTATCGTTAAAGAATTAGCAGATTACTTCCTAGAAACTGCCGTTCCTTTAATTCAAGCATTCGCTGCTGGATTTTCTGGTGAGGATGGCGTTACCGCTGGCATAACTGAAGCTACTGAAGGTGCATTCCAATTTGGCGAGCAGATTAGATCAACTCTTGAATTTGTAATAAGTATTAGAAAAGAATTAGCCGTATTGGGTGCAATTATTATTGGCGTATTTGTTGCATCTAAAATAGTTGCATTTGTTACTGCAATCATGACTTTAGTTACTGCGATGAAAGCCTTACGAACTGCTGCTGCCGGTGCAGCTGTGGCAACAGCATTTGCTACTGGTGGAACTTCAGTTGGTGCTGCTGCTGCTGCTTTAGCTGCCGTTGCTGCAACTTATGGATTATCACAATTGGCAGGTGGTGGAGATCTAGGCGGAGCAGCCGTTTCAAATTATGCTCCATCAACCGGTAACTTTGGCGGTGGCGGTATGGGTCAGATAACAAACATTACAGTCAATGCGATCGATGGCGAAGGTGCTGCAAGAGCCGTTGCAAAAGTAGTTAATCAATCAGCTGCTCGAAGCGTGCCATTACTTACTGGTAACGGTATTAGACTTCAATGAGTGCTTTTACACCTGACTGGAAGTTAACTGTCGGTGGTGTTGATTATACTGACATAGCAATAAGCGACATTCAGCATGAAGCAGGTCGCACAGATATTTACCAACAGCCATCACCATCATATTGCTCAATTACCTTTATTGCTTTAAATGGTCAAACCTTACCTTTTGATATTAATGATTCATTTGACTTACAAGTAAAAGACTCAACTGGATCTTATGTAAGTTTATTTGGTGGCGACATTACCGATGTGACTGTTGAGGTAGGTGCTACTGGCTCAGCAGCAACAGTTATCCAATACACACTTATTGCAATGGGTTCACTTGCAAAAATAGCAAAAGAAATTTATACAGGCACATTATCGCAAGATGAGGATGGCGAGCAAATTTATACCCTTTTAAGTAGCGTGTTTGCTGGAACTTGGAACGATGTGCCAGCAGCAGCTCAATGGTCAACCTATAATGCAACAGAACAATGGGTAGATGCTCAAGTTACTGTTGGAGATATTGATAGACCAGGACTTTACACAATGGAAAATCGAGGATCTAATCCTGACACTATTTACAACATTGCTTCATTAATAGCCAACTCAGCATTTGGATATTTATTTGAACAAAACAATGGATTTGTTGGTTATGCTGACGCGGATCACCGGCAGAATTATTTGGCAATAAATGGTTATGTTGAATTAAGTGCCAATCATGCTTTAGGTGCTGGATTATTAACTGTCATGAGATCATCAGATGTTAGGAACGATATCTATATTAACTACGGAAATAACTTTAACAATCAAGTAACTGCCACAGATCAGACTTCAATTGAAACTTATGGCTACAAATCAGAAAGCATTAATTCTGTTATCCATTCACAGGTGGATGCTCAAGCTGTTGCTGATAGGTATATCCTTCAAAGAGCTTTCCCGCAATCTAAATTTCAATCAATAACATTTCCTTTAACTAACGCTGAAATTGATAACACCGATCGAGATGCTTTGCTTGGTGTATTTATGGGAATGCCTGTTGCCATAACCAATCTGCCTAGCCAAATTTCAGGTGGTCAATTTGAAGGTTATGTTGAAGGTTGGTCATGGAGCACTAGATTTAATGAGCTATTTTTAACGATTAATGTTTCACCAGTCGCTTTTAGTCAGACCTTTATGCAGTGGTCAAGTGTGCCGGCAACAGAGGCTTGGAACACGATAGACGCGACTTTGACATGGGAATACGCTACAATCGTAGCCTGAGGATAGGATAATATGGCAACTACTACCAATTACAGCTGGACGACTCCAGATGACACCGATCTAGTCAAAGATGGTGCAGCGGCAATCCGCACTCTTGGTTCATCAATTGACACCACAACAAAAGCATTAAATCCATCAACAACTCTTGGTGATATTGAATATCGTTCATCAACTGCTAACACAAACACTAGATTAGGAATTGGAACAACTAATCAAGTTTTATCTGTATCTGGTGGCGTTCCTGCATGGACTACTATTTCAAGTGGTGGAATGACTTTAATAAATACAGGCGGAACAACTTTAACTGGTTCATCGGTAGTTATAGGCTCAATTCCAGCAACATATAATGATTTGAGATTAATAATTAGAAATCCTAAACCTGCCACAGATGGTGTAAATTTATTAGTTAGAATTAATGGAGATACAAACACTCGTTATGCTTATCATTTTACTAATCGAGGCAATAACATTACTTTTGGTGATGCTCAAATTAATGTTAATGAATCTTTAGACAATACTTCCGCAGAAGGTTTAATTCAATTAGATTTTTATGATTATGCTAACACGACAACTTGGAAATCTGGTTGGGGTCTTGCAATATCAAACAATTCTACAACTGCAACTAATTTTAATTATACAATGACTGGATTTGTGTATAATCAAACACCAGCCATAGATTCATTAACAATTTATCCAGGATCTGGGAATTGGACATCAGGAACTGCCTATCTGTATGGGATCAAATAATGACTAAAACAAAACCACAAATTAAAATTGTTAATGTTGAAACTGGCGAGGAAATTGTCAGAGATGCCACAGCTGAGGAAATCGCTCAAATGGAATTGGATACTGCAAATGCAGCAACAGCAAAAGCCGAGGCCGAAGCAAAAGATGCTCAACGCCAAGCGATTCTTGATCGCATCGGTTTAACTGCTGATGAAGCAAAATTAATTCTTGGCTAATGAAGCCTTGGTTATCTAAAGCTGCTGAAACTTTTAGGGATCAGGTAAATGACTGCTTCCCTGATCGCAAGCGCACAGCTGATGGATGGATTGGTGATGCTCGCCATTCAGCCAGAGTCAGTCAGCATAACCCGAATGAACAGGGTGAAGTATGCGCCATCGACATTGACGCTCGCCTATCTGACCAAGAAGGGCTTAGTTTCGATTTGGCAGATCAGGTTCGACTCGCAGCAAAAAAGGATAAGCGTATTTATTATGTGATCCACGCTGGCAAAATTGCTAGTGCTAGATCGCTTTGGAAATTTAGAAAATATACCGGAATTAATCCCCATCATAAGCACATCCATATTTCTTTCAAACCAAATCAAAATGGCAAGAAGTTCAACATCCCACTACTGAAAGGCAATTAATGAAACTATCTAAAAAACATAAAGCAGCAATTAAGTCATATTTGAGAGCTGTGGCAGCTAGTGGAATTACAGTTGCCCTAGCAATAGTGGCTGACATTCATCCAGCCTATGCAACTATGCTTGGTGCGATTGTTGCGCCTATTGCAAAAGCGTTAGATCCAAAATCAGGGAGCGAAGCGGATTATGGAATTAATGCGTCATGACCGCAAACGAATGGGTTGGCATAGCCGTTGGCGTAAGCGCCGTATTAACAAGTTTATTGCTGGGTCTGCGCTGGGTTATTAAATCTTATTTACAAGAATTGAAGCCAAATTCTGGAAGTTCGATTAAGGATCAAATTACTCGACTTGAAGCGCGTGTTGATGATCTGTTCATCTTAATTAGTAAGCGATAATTTTGCTATGGCGAACACACGAAAACGCACACCACGCAAAAAGGTTAATCGGAGAGTAGTTCGCCAAACTCCTGAACCATTATCAAAACTAGATCAATTCTATATTGCCAAGCATGAAATGTTTAGAGCTGCACGCAAGGCTGGATTTAATGAATCCTGTGCGCTTTACCTAATGGATAATCCTGAATCAATGCCTGACTGGATCGTAGGCGACAAGGGAATAATCCCAACTATTCCAACTCCAGATGAGGATGACGATTAAGCGATACTTGGTTATTTCGGATTTACAAATCCCATACCACCATGAAGTAGCTGTAAAGAATGTAATTAAGTTAGCCAAGCGAGAGAGGTTTGATAGTGTCCTTTGCGTTGGCGATGAAATCGATTTTCAAACTATTAGCCGATGGGCTGAAAAAACACCTTTGGCTTATCAGCAGACCCTTGACGATGATCGCAAGGCGACTCAAGATATTCTTTGGGCTTTAACCGAGCATTCAAAAGAAGCTCACATAATTAGATCAAATCACACAGATAGACTTTATAACACTTTATTAAAAGTGCCTGGCTTAATCAGCCTTCCCGAATTACAATACGCCAAGTTCATGCAGTTCGATGATTTAGGTATAACTTTTCATAAGCAATTCTATGAATTTGAAAAAGGCTGGATCTTGGCTCATGGCGATGAAGGCAACATGAATCCTAACGCTGGACAGACTGCCCTAAATCTTGCCAAAAAGGCCGGTAAGAGCGTGGTTTGTGGTCATACCCATAGGCTAGGTATGTCAGCCTACTCAGAGGGGCTCTACGGGGCTTATAGACCCCTTTACGGGCTAGAGGTGGGCAACCTTATGAACCGCGCCAAAGCATCCTATACGAAAGGTCTAGCCAACTGGCAAATGGGCATCGCTGTACTTGAATGGAATGGCAAGAATATGACTCCAACCATGATCCCAATAAACAAAGATGGCAGCTTTACTTATAACAGGAAGTCTTATGGGGCGTGAAACCGATTATCACGAACGCACGATTGATGACCATATCGATGATTTTGAGGATCTATTCGTTATCTAATCGTTATAAAACACGCCGGAAGCGACCTACCAAATAAACTTGATTTAAGTCAGACTACATGTATCTCCACAGAGCGTGGGGCATGTAGGGAGCGACATGAAACTAGCAACAGACAATCGAGAAGCTGCATTTGAATATGCAAATCGTGGATGGGCTGTCTTGCCATTACAGGCAAACAAAAAAGATCCACATTTTGAACTATGCAAAAGAGCTTATCTATCAGCAACAACGGACAGCAAACTAATCAACTTTTGGTTTGACTTTGATCCAAACATCAACATCGGTATTGCTTGCCAAACATCTGGCTTAGTTGTATTTGATATTGATTTTCGTAATGGTGGTGAATTGTTACCTGAGTTTACGCCAACATATACAGTTCAAACCGGAGATGGCTTTCATTTGTATTATAAAGCAAATACAGCTGACTCTTATCGTGGCAAATTAATCGATGGCATAGATATTAAGTTCAAAGGCTATGTGGCTGCTGCGCCATCAATACATCCGTCAGGTGCAAGATATACAGTTATCGATGACAGAGAGCCTGTTGTCGTACCAAATGCAATAAGGGAGCAAGCATGGAAATAGTAGGTTACGGATTTATCATAGGCTGTTTGATTGGTCTAGGTTTATATTTCTTATACGAACACATCAAAGATGAATCTTATAACAATGGATACTGGGCTGGTCGCACAGCTGGTTGGAAGTCTTGCTTAGATCACCAGGCTAAAGTGCAAAAGATGAAGTTAGAGCAGGTCTTTGATTATGACAAAAACTGAGGATCTGTTAAATGAAGTCATTGCTACGATCCAAGAGCGCGGAAGTGTCTATGGACATCCGTACTATAATCACAAAAGAATTGCTGGATTGTGGAGTGCATATCTTGATTTCCCAATCACACCACACCAAGCTGCTTTATGTATGGCGTTGGTCAAGGTTTCTAGGCTTACTGAAACTCCAGATCATTACGACTCAGTTAAAGACTTTATCGCCTACGGAGCTATCTATAGGACAGTGCTCGAAGCAGTTCAAGACCAAGATTTTGAATGGAAGGAATAATGTTTAACCTAGACAATTATG